CATCACGCAAACGCCCTACAACTGGTTGGCGATTGATCCCTCGTCGGAGCCGTACGTCACCGTCTCCAACTGCGCCGGTCTGACCTATCCCAATGCCAGCAACCCGATGATGGACGGACCGCGTCAGCGAATTTGGGACGGGCCGAACGACCGCTACATCATCCCGCAGCAGATCAGCGTCGATCCAACGGCCTTCGTGCCGATCGATGGCAGCCCGTCCTCGCCGCTGACGCTGCACAGCCTGGAGGGCGGCGCAGGTGCGAGCCGCAACCTGCTGCTGGCGCGCGGTGGCACGGTGCATGATCCAGCGCTGGTTGGTTTCCTCGGCACCAGCGGCAATGGCCCGGTGCTCGATGCGATACCGGGCACCATGCTGATCACCACCGCGACGGTGCCGTCGGGCGGCGGCGGTGTCGGCTACTGGCCGGGCGATGTGATGTTCGGTCCGAACGGCGGGATGTGGGCGGCGGCGACCGTCGATGCGGTCGGGCAGGTGCTGACGGTGACCAACAAGGCGCCGGCGAAATATGTCGGCGCAGCGCCGACCAACCCGGTGAGCACGCGCACCGATGCGAAGGGCGGCTATCTGGGCGCGATCGTCCTCGGTCTGAGCGGCGGCAGCGTGACGGGGAGCATGGGCACCCTCGGATCCAACGGCTTTCACTACTACCCCGGCACGCAGCTGGTGATCGGCGTCCCTGGCCTCTACCAGAATCAGGGCGGCGTTACCGTGATGGTCTCGGCCAACCCTGCCGGCGTGCAGGCGACGGGCACGCTGAGCTGCAATGCGCTGGGCCAGATCACCGGCGTGACGATCACCAATCCCGGTAGTGGTTATTCGGGTATCGCGCCGCAGTATCAGATCAACGCGACACCGCCAGCCGGTTGCACGTTGAACCTAGGCGCGGGTGTGGCAAGCAACACTGTGAGCCTTAGCCCGAGTACCGGACCTACGACGGTCGGTGGAACATTGGCGGTTGCGGGTGCAACCACATTGGCTGGGACGTTGGGTGTGACCGGTGGAACCACGCTGGCAGGTGGGACTTTCACTGGGACTTATGCAGGCAGTCACACATATTCCGGTACCATCACGCACAGCGCCGCCTACAACAACACCCTGGCGTCGGGCATGGCATTCACTGTCGCCTCCAATGCGGCCGTGGGTGGCAACTTTACGATGTGCAATGCCAGCGCCAACTATTTCGTCGTCAATGGTTCACCCAATAATCCGCAGATGGTCGTCACCGGGACCGGGACCAATGGGTCATTCCTGCTGCGCGCGCAGGGCAACGGGTCGGTGAATATCGGTTCAGTAAGCGGCGGAAACGGTCTCCAGGTGTTTGATGGCGGCGGCGGTACTTTGAATACCTTGCAGATCGTCGCCAACATCGCTGGCACTCCGACAATTATCAGGCCGCTCGATTTGGTGTCGGGCATCCAGATCAACAGCACCGTCACCGGCAAGGTCGGCTTCAATTCCGCCGCGCCCATCGCCAAGCCTACGTTGACCGGTGCCAAAGGCAGCAATGCTGCGCTGGCCAGCGTGATCGCCGCATTGGTCAGCTACGGCCTCGCGATTGATAGTACCAGTGCTTGAAGGAGCTACCATGACACCCGAACTCGCTCGCATTGCGCTGGCGTTCCTCGATCGCACTGACATGAAGGGCGCGGAGGTCCAGGCGTACGTCGCCGTAGTCAACGCGCTGCGTGAGATCATGCAGAGCCAGCTATCGGACGAGCGGCCGGCAGCGACTTCGTTGTTGCCGCGCGCTGGCAACGGCGCCGAGCCGCATCCCGAGCCATAGGAGGCCGCAGTGCCGACATTAGCTGGTCAAATGAGTCAGACGCCGCCGGGCGATCCTCAATGGATCGCGTGCGATGGTAGATACCATTACGGCTATGCGCCGCTGCCCAATCCGCCCCGGCCGCATGCCGGCGTCTCTACCGGCACCAGGCGCGACTACTGGCGCAACAACGGCGGCTGGGCGCGGACCCGTGGCATTGGCGGTTGGATGCTCGGCACCCCGTACGACGCGGCTGGTACATGGTTCGTGTCATTAGCGGACGACTCGGCGGAAACGACCATTCCAGCCGCACCGACGCCGATGAAGCCACCGGCTGGCGTGAAGTAGCCATGCCGGACACGTTCACGCCCAATATCGCGCTCTGCCAGCCCGAGGTGGGCGCCTCGCGGGATACGTGGGGCACCAAGTGGAATCAGAACGCGACCATCCTCGACCAGTTGGTATCGATGTCCACGCCGATCGGCGCCATTCTGGACTTTGCCGGGCCGACGGCACCACCTGGGTGGCTGGCTTGCGACGGGCGCCTGATTTCGCGAGTGACCTACGCCGCGCTGTTCGCTGTCCTGGGCACCTACTGGGGAGCAGGTGACGGCTCCACGACGTTCGCGCTGCCCAAGGTCCAGGGCCGCGCGCTGGTTGGTCCTGGCACTGTCACGGACCCGAACGGCACCACGCTGTCGCTTACCTTCGCGCAGCAGCTTGGCTGGCTGTCGAACAAGATCCTGCAAACACATTTGCCGAGCTACACGCTCACCGTCACGGCGGCTGGCGCGCATACCCATGGCGGGGCCACGACTAGCGATGGCTCCCACGCGCACACCATGGATACGCAGGGCGCCCATACCCATGGCGGTGCTACAGGAAGCGATAGCGTGCAGCACACGCATTCCGGTGCCACTGACGCAGTGGGTGATCACAACCATTCGGTCGGCGGATTTTTCACCACAGGCTCGGCGGTGCTTGGCTCAGGGCCGTTCTCAGTGGGCGGCTCCACCACCACCGGTAACGCTGGCGCGCACGCGCACGGCTTCACCACCGGCAACGCCAGTGCCTTGCATACCCATACGATTAGTTCCGATGGCGGCCATACCCATACGATCGCCGCAGCCGGCGCTCACAGCCACACCATCAACTCGGATGGCAGCCATACCCACGTTATCGATCTCGGTGGTGGCGGCACGCTGTACAGCCTGATGCAGCCAGTTCTCGTCATCACCAAGATCATCTATGCAGGTCAGCAGGCGGTGACGCATGTCGTGGGCGAGGTTGCGCCGACCATCGAGGGCCGCGACGAACTCACCGCCATCCGCGAGGAACTGGCGCAATTGCGAGCCATCCTAGCCCCGGCACGCTCGCCACGGCTGCTGAGCGCACCGGCGAGGGGCATGCACTGATGCGCGTTGCCCAGGCACCGCCGCCGGGGATCTGGCGCAACGCCACGGCGGAAGCGTCCAGCGGCCACTGGTACGACGCCAACAACGTGCGCTTTCGCGGCGGGCAGTTGCAGCCGATCGGCGGCAACGTGGCACAGCCGGGCACCACGGTTTCCGATCTGCCACGTGATCTGCTGACCTGGCACGACAACAGCCGCGTGCGATGGGCGGCGTTCGGCACCGACAGCAAGTTGTACGCCTACCGCTTCGACCTGCAGACGCTCTATGACATCACTCCGTCCGGCGTCGGGCCGCTCGATCCGCCCGGCGCGCTGGTCGGCTACGGCATGGGTGACTACAGCGCCGATGCCTACGGCACTGCGCGCGACGCCGCCGATATCGGCACACAGGACATCGCCGCGACCATGGGCGACAGATGGGCCATGGACACGTTCGGCGAGGATCTGCTGGTGGTCCCGACGCAGGACGGGCACCTCTACCGCTGGTCGCCGCAGACGCCCGCGACGCTGCCGGTGCTCGTGGCGACCGCACCCACCAATTGTCGTGGCGTGATCGTGACGGACCAGCGCCACGTCGTGCTGCTCGCGGCCGGGGGCGATCCACGCAACATCGCATGGAGCGACCAAGAGAACCCCGACGTGTGGGTGCCCGATGTGACCAACCTTGCGGGCAGTAAGCTGCTGCAGACGCAGAGCTACACCATGACCGCGATCAAGGTGTCGGACGGCGTGCTGATCTTTACCGGCAACGATGTCCACAAGATGACCTACGTTGGCGCGCCGTATGCCTATGGCATTGTGCAGATCGCCTCAGGCTGCGGGCCGCTCTCGCCGCGCGCCGTGGTGGCCATCGGCTCTTTCGTGGCGTGGCCTGGGCTGCAGACGTTCTGGGCGTACAGCGGCAATGTCCAGGCGCTGCCCTGCACAGTGCAGGACTGGTTCTTCTCACTGGTCAATCGCACCATGGCGGGCCGGCTGTTCGGTTCGCCAAACCCGTCGTTCAGCGAATTGTGGTGGGACTGGGCCGATGAGGACAGTCTGGAATGCAACCGTTACATTGCGTTCAACTACGCTGATCCGACACATCCCTGGACGATCGGCGTTCGCTCTCGCACTGCCGCAGATCTTACCGGCACAATGGACTATCCGGTGCTCGGAGGCCCGCTTGATACAGGCGGATCGCTGTTCCTCCATGAGTATGGGTGGTCAGAGAATGGCGTGCCGCGTGCGGCCTCCGGCAGCATCTACGCTGAGAGCGGCAACATCGTCATAGGCGAGGGTGATAAGCGCGTTCATGTCAAGCAACTCGTGCTCGACGCCGCGACCTCAGTGGACGGCATGCTGGGGTATCGGTTCTTTCCCCGTGAGCAGCCCTACGACAGCGCCAGCGAGTTCGACACCGGATTATACAGTGTCACGCACGGAGGTCTGCTCGATGTTAGATTCTCAGGACGCAGCACAAGAATGCGGATGGAGGCGACCGCCGACGGGCCGTTTGCGGTGGGCAGGCCGCGCCTTGAGATGCGCGCCGGAGGGCGCCGCTAGATGGCGCGCCCCTATCATCCGCCGGCGCCGTTCACTGCGCCAGTCAGCGGCAACCTCGAGCAGCGGCTGGCGGCAATCGCCGATGCCCTGAACAAGAAGCTGGACGCGGGCGGCACATCGACTGCGTTTCCGTTCGTAGGCTTCCAGTCGCCGAACGGCACCGTTTGGCGGCTATCGGTGGACGATGCCGGCACCGTGGTGACCGAGATGGTGCCGCGATGAGCCTGAGCAGCGAGGAAAAGCTGCGGCGGCTGGAGAAGGCGCTCACGTACGGCGGGGGCTCCCATACGGTGCAGGACGTGGTGAAGTGCGTGCGCGAAGGCTCGGCGCAGTTCTGGTCGCATGGCGATGGGTTGATCGTCACGGAGCTGCATTCCTTCCCGCAAATGCGCGCCGCGCACTATTGGCTTATCTCAGGCGCGCTACCGGATTGTCTCGCGCTCGATGAACCGATCAGCCAATGGGCCATCCGCGAAGGTTGCAGCGTCGCGACGGCGACCGGGCGCAAGGGTTGGGGCAAGGCCGGCGCGCCCTATGGCTGGCGCCCGCATATGTACACGTTCGT